AATACATGTCAAGATACAAGTACAAAGGACAGCCCGTTCAAGATTTAGAGAAGGCAGAATGGTACTTGAGAAGATTAATCGTAGAAGTTTTAGAACAAGATGTAGAAAAGCAACAAAAGGAGTATCCAGATGACTGAAACATAGCAAATAGCGTTTAAACGCCTATATCTAAGCATACAATCAAATGTTATCTTGGCTGGGGTGTTGGTATTAAAAGACTCAGATATGTTTATATTTGAGCATCTATGAAAGAAAAATTTTAAGAAAGGCTAATAAAATGGCAGAAAAACAACAAGAGCAACAGATTACAGATACACAGTATATTATATCTGGATCACAAGTGCAAAGCATACTTCGCTACCTATTTACAAGACCATATGGAGAAGTAG